TAGATGCTAAGGCGTATGAGTTTTGTGAAGTATTTTCAGAGACCTCAGAGGACATCGCAGATGCAGCGGATTTTTTTCTACAGACTCTAAGTAGAATCCAAGAAGAATGAACGCGGAGTGAATTCAGAGTGTCCGCAGGGTATCCGCAGGTGTTTTTGGTATCATTTTATACCAAATACCCACAGATTTCCTATGTTTCCGTAACGTGACAGGAAGTTTGACTCAGATGACTATGAAAATCACTATAATTTCAAAATATATTAAAAAATGTATTTGAGTGATCAATCTAGTTGGAGTGTGCGGAGATCTTGTGGTCTTAGCGAACGGTCTACGAGATGTCAAGGAGACTTGTGACAGTAATAATATTGGCACAGAGAACTTGCCAAAACTGTCCAGATCCCTTATAATTAAGTGTAAGGAAACAAAAATCCATGGCAACTAAAAAACATACATTCGACATAGGAACTCTGAGTTCTGCCATCGACAAAATAACCATGCAGGGATCCAAGGTTTTCATAAATTTCTCAGGAAATGAGAAAACCTATGAGTTTAAGTGGAAACCTGCAAACGCGACACTTTTATCCAAACTGGAAGGTTTCGTCAAAAACCCTGAGTCTCTCTCACTTGGGAGATTTTATAATGATTCTCTCAAAAATGGTGATTTGATCCAAGTTACAATATAATCACACAGTTGTATCAAAAGGCACAAAAATGTCAAAAACTTACGGTTCTGGTAAAAAGTCAAGTTTCTCACAAAAAAAGAGAAACCTGACAGAAATGGAAGAATTGGAAGAAAATGGTGTATTAGATCTATTATCTAATAGACAGAGATTATATGCGAAAGGATATGATCACAGCGAGGATATGTACAATGAATGAGTATGTGGAACGTTACATTGTATCATATAATACACCATGGGAGACTGGACATCTGCAGATGAGGGCAGCAGCGGATCTCGCACAATGCATCCTCGATCTAGATCTCCAGGAAAAGTATCCACAATATAAGACCCTCTGCGACTACATGTTGCGAGAGGGTCTCTGTTACGATATAGGGTATAATTATTTACGTGAATTCAGCTGACCCATTTAAGTTTCTTTTCTTTGTTCGCAATGTCGAAACAGATCTCGCACATGCAGTCTACGTCTGGAAATGCGTCTCGCCAGTCGTAATTCTCTAGGGCAAATTCTCCGTCCCAATAGTAATAGAGGGACGGTTGATAATCTGGACCTACCTGTAGTTCGGGCATTCCGTCGGTTGCTTCATCGTCGAAGTTCCCGCATACGTCGCAATAACTCATGATTTTACATTAGCAAAGAATTTATTAGAAAGGGACTCGAACGCCTTAGCGTCGATTTGATCTGGTAACCCGACATCATCGAAAAATTGTATCATGTCAAGTAAGCAACAATCCTCGTCAGAGGTTAGGTTGTAGGTGTAAATGTCTTTCATTTTAGTTGAATTTCGTAATCAATGGATTTAATGCACCAACCTGATGCGGTAGTAATTTCTTCTATGAGATCATCTTCATCTGATGCTTCCCATACACCCACTACATCATAGTTGATACATGCTTTTTGTTCGGGTGTGATTTCACCTTGAGAATCGGTGAAATCAAATTCAACATCTATTACGTTGTATTTCATTATTCCCCGTAAAAGTTGTTCATAAGGTCACGGACTCTTTCTCTGTCGAGTGAGTCCCCATTGCCCCACACCATCACTTTAAAATCAGATCCGTATTTTTTCTCTTGCTGTTCATAGTATGAGCAAGCATCTAGGTAAACTGTTGTAGCATATGCTACCTGTTCGCGGGTGCGGTTTTGTGGGTAGATTCCGTCCTTTCCGTAGAATGAAAGGACGTATTCTATAAATTCAGCAAAGTTTGTCATAATTATTTTACGTCGAAGTTTACAAGGTCTACAATATACTGATCAGGGACAATCGAAATGTCATCTGATGGCACATGCTTGAAATATGCGTTGATGTGTCTTGATGTAGTCTTACTGTAATAAGTTTCAGTTTTAAAGAAACCGTCCTCTCTGTCGAACCCTGCAACAGGTGTTTCGTAGGAAAATAGAATTGAATTACCGTTACTGAGAGATAATTCTGTTTGGTTTGAACCGAGTTGTCTTAAGATCATTTTAGTCTTATTTGTTTGGTATAGTAATATTATAAAGGGTAATGGTACAAAATGCGATGTACATTTTATACCATGTATAAATTGTTACGCGGCAATATCTGCGGGGTAATCGTCTGGAATTTGTAGGTTTTGGATCGTAGTATTAACAATGTTGTAATCATCGTCATAATGCTGATCTATTGAGTAACATTCCCACCTACCCTTAAGAAATAAGTATAGGTACTCGGAACCATCATTAACCCGTGATAGTTCGGTTAAGTTTGGAAAGAGTTTTGGTGCCTCGCTGTCACCGCCATAGTAAGAGGGTGCGGGATCCCTTTTCACATATTCTTGTTTGTCGAAGTCAAACTCATTATCAGAGTAGCAGCAAGACATATTGCCACCGTCGATGAGTTCCCTGACTTTCTCATCTGTATTATATTGTTGCTTGAGGGTTACGCCCAACCACTCTGGGTAACCGTCCCAATGATGATAAACAGAAACAATGGAATCGTCGGAAAGTACATAACCTATTCTAGCGTTAGTTGACATAAAGTTTACACCTATGTTTGATTTACTCTTATATCATAAACCATCACCACCAGAAACGCTATGTACATATTATACATGGTATCAAATGATACATGAGGTCAGCTGACTATAAAAAACGGCTGCTTGAGTGACGAAGATTTAAAGAGCGACCCAACTCTGTATATTACTAGTATACAGCAGATCAAGCTGACCTGCTGTATCATTCTATACAACTATGGGTGACGAACTGTATTTCCTGGTTCTCGTTTGAAGTCGCACTTCATATAGTCTTTAACCTCTTCTACTACTTCGTCGAATGAGTCGTCCCAGTAGTTATGACATTCCTCTAAGAACTCATGCTCGCCTAGTTTGTCAAAATAGTTGAATAGGTCATTAGAGACGTATTCAACGAGGTCTTTGGTGGACATATTATCCACCATTCTCTCTGTTAAGAACTCTTTGAGTTCGGTTAGCAATTCTCTATCCATTTATAGATACCCTGCTACTTCACAACCTGGTTCATCATAGAACCATGAGACGGAAAGGTTGTCGAATTTCTCTTTTAGAGCATAGCATATCTCTTCGGGAGGTGACCAAGCAGTATTGAAGTTTAACTCGAATCCGTTTGGCATGTCGCAGTCGTCAATGCTGAGGTCATAGCAATCCCACTTAGTGCCCCAGTTTTGGACTCGCCAGTTATACCATCTATCATCTTGTCTATCAGTAGATTTGAAACGCAATCCGTTAAGGAAAGGTTTATCTTCATTAATAACCATTACAGGTTTTTCACCTACCTCGCCTTTGGGTTTATCCCATGAGTAGTCTTGNATAGTCTCTGCAGTTAGAGGTATTTCTTCCCAGTTTGGTTCGGGGATAATCTGACCAAAGACAGTTCTTTCGTCATTTGGATCAAGTGCAGTTTTGAATATCTCATGTAATCTTAGAATTACTGTTGTATCGTCACTGTAGAATGTGACTCGGTTGTAGCAGTGATTTGGCATAAATGCTGTATTGAATTAATTATATTGTAGCGAATAATCGCTGAAATTGGTAGTACAAATGATACTTAGAGGTATTGCGTACGATACGAACCTACTACCTCGTCAACCATTTTGTCGAACTCGTCTCTGTCGTAGTCGTTACGCTCGTCAATGTCCATTTCATAGGCAAGCATTACNGATTCTACAAGCATGTCAAGTTGGTCATCAGTGAGTTTGAATACTCTTAATTTTTTAGTGTCAAGGGTCATTGGATCATGCCCTCGAACTTTTGTCTAGCAAGTTTGTCTAATGCTATTTGTACACCTAAGTGGTTCTCTATAGTAGCGAACATTTGAGGTGTGAGTTTGTTAGAGGTACAGAAGTCCTCGACTGCTTCCTCGAAGCATTGTTCTAATAAGATTTCGTTTTGTAGGCAACTCATGTTTGGTTTTCCTTTATGTGTATAGTAATATTATAAAGGCAATCCCAGAAAAACGCTATGTACATATTATACATTGTATAGAATGATACATGGTATAAAATGTACATCGTCACCCGTCCCCTAATCGTATAGAATGGATCTAGATCACTAGAGAACACATTATGATGCAATCTCATTCTATCACCCTTGGCATGAACATTCCCAACGCGGGACAAGTCACTAACCAAATGTGGATGACATTCTTAAACGACCAGGTCCTACCGCTGCTGCAGTTCGCAACTATTACAGACAGCATGGGCATATACAAAGGCACCCTAGAACGTTCTAAGACTATATGCGTCACCACGGATGACCCCGCAATTGTAGATGCATTGCTGCAGGTCGGCAATCTCTACAAGAAAGCATTTAATCAAGATGCTATAATGTACAATGCTACACCAGTCCCCTTACTCACATTCAGATGACAGAAACTATCAACATCCGTGAGGCGATTCGCTTAATCGCCTATTTCCTCACCTCATTCCTAGATATCAGACTGGCAGCACGTATACTATCATGAAAGAACTAATTGCAGAGTATGCATATGATCACTATCAGCACTTCGGATTCTATCCCGCTGACGTAGAAATCAACGGTATACTATTGACATACGCAGAGTATCAAAAGATACTGACAGAATCTGACTAATCCTTTATAATAGAGGTATGAAACAAACCACTATGAGTTCTATGTTCAACAAAGATTTAACACCAATGTTCGACGGACGTGTTCTAATGAACAAGTCAGCAATGCAAGATCCCGTGCTTATGGCAGTATTGCACGATATGGCAAAGCGTGACTTTGAACCACTAGAACAACCGACTGGAGGCACTCTCTGGATTAGCGATAGGCACTAATCCGAGGCAGCTGACCTATGTTACAATTTATTAACATGCACACTTCCAACCTCATAAACGCATTAGATGAGGTTATAATAAGTATATACAAACAATTCACACCACAGAGCAACATGACTACTTGGGCAATCCAACCTTCACACTACGGAAACGAAGTCAAGATATGGGCAGACGTATTCCACAATGACCACTTCGCAGATGCAAAGCGTCACGCAGAGAGACAGGCAGAATTGCTAGGCGAACCAGTTACAATCTGGAAAGTCGGTTCTATCTCCGAGTTCAAGTGGATGGAGGTTAAGTAATGAAAAATATACTAATCATAGTAGGAGCATCTCTCCTACTATCAAACACATTTCAATTAAGGACAAATGCTCGCATTATGACCTCTAACGTGCTAGACTTTACTAGTAATATCATTCACCCTTATAGGAGTTATTAATGGACAGATACTGGAACATTTGCTCATTCTTAAATGACAATGAAGTCCATAAGGTATGGAACATAATAGACGAAGCATTAGACCGCAAGGGATGGGTAGGCACTGCAGACGATGCCGAACTATCCATAAGACTTTATGATCCAAACCTCAAACAGAATATAGACGCCTCGACAGTCTATGAAGCGTCCCCATTCGGAGGTGAGGACGACTATTTCTATGAACCCTAAGTTGTATCATTTGTGCCTCGACATACGGGGCATATTTGCTATACTGGTAATAACAAAACAATTAAAGCAAACATGACTTTAACTCTTCAACAAGAACTAAACACCAACAGACCAACAGGCGAATACAATGGTTGGTCAAACTGGACTACTTGGAACTGTGCATTATGGATTAATAACGATGAGGGACTATACCGCATCGCGACTAGATGCAATGACTTGTTCGACTTCATCATCGAAATGCAAGAATTCAACATGCTACAAACACCAGATGGTGCAGCGTGGACAATGGCAGATTATGACGAGTTAACCGAGTTAATCCAAGACATCAAAAACGATTATTAACGATTGTTACAGTATGGGGGGTTTATCCACCCCCTGCCCATATAGGGGTTATAATAAGGATATACAAAGCAATTACATCACATTTTAGATTATGCAAATTCAAAGATTTATCGAAGTCCCAAATACAAACATTCAAGAACCAGTGCTTAGTCACCAGTTCGCTGACGAGTTATGCCTTAGCATTTCAGAGGACTATGGTTATGCCGAGGTNGTCTGGTATGCCCTAAATGGCAAGCGTGTAGTCGAGGGTTGCTATGGTGACCTCGGTGCAGTAGGCATCATATAGGGGGGGGGTTATATATGGATACTCTCAGCACGGGGTTATATCGTGACATAGTATATACAGAGTATATGCTAGAGCATGATTTAACATATGAGCAGATGATGCAAAAGACTCACGTTGATGAGATGCTCAAGCGTGTAGCACACATGGAGTGGCAGGACGAGCAGCGAGCAGTGTGGTTGTCAGGTGAGAAACCAGAGTTTGTCGTCCCTGACGATTGCCCATTCTAGGCAGCGTGGCATTAGATAGGCACGGGTGAGCAACGCATTTGTAGAAGCATTACTACAGTTTAAATGGTCTTAGTCTCTTTAAGTCGAACCTCTATCTATGTAAGTCCACGACCTCACCCAGTCCCCTAACCCAGTTCGCGGGCGGGGGGGCGTTTTAAAGGAGTCCCAGAGAGCTAATCTATAAAGTCTTGCATCCGCGAGCGTGATATAAAATAAAAAATTTTTCCAAAATATGCCCCCTAGAATTTTTTGCACAGAGGACACACACGTATACCTCTTCAGTAACATCAATGAACCTAATCATCCCTCTGGCGGTCTGATAAGATTTGCCATGAGGGAATTTCTGTCTAGCAGAGAGTTAGACTGTAGAGAACCTATAACGATGCATTGGAATAAATCGGACAGTCATATCTTTAGCGTCGTTGCTGTATCTACAAAACAGATTGGTATTGACATTGAGTATATGAAAGATCGCCCCTTTGGAAAGATATCTCAGAGGTACTTCCATAAGTTTGAACACACTGATGACAAGGAGATATTCTACGATCTCTGGACGATGAAAGAAGCATACACTAAACACAAGAAAGGCAAGATCGCTGAGAACATGAGAGAGTTTATGTACACTCCTACAAAGGGTAGACGTATAGAGAAACACCAAGACAGACTCACACCGTTAACTGATTTACCTCCCAATACTGTGGGATACATTTATCAATAACTGTGAAGTGTTGACATATGTGTGGATATCGTGATACAATAAATATCACAAGTTGACCTTTTCCACACCGACCTATGATCCGTCTCGACGAACGGTTTTCCACGTACCTTAATGGAACTAAGACATTTCTTATAGATGATGTAAGACAAAAAGTTCGAGGATACGGTTATAGGTGTGATGGTTCTAGTATTATTGGTTACTATGTCATCACGGATGATTGGAGATTAAACTATGATAATAATGAACAACTAGTATTCAAGGAGGAAATTTGATGTCAGGTGATTACTTCTCACATGTCGATAGGAAATATGAAGAACTAATTATGAGACAGTCTGCAGCGTGGAAAGCAATAGACATGCTCACAGATAAGGTAGGAGAGTTAGAGGAGAAACTATCTAACTACAACCTTTACATGAAGAGACAACCAGAAAGTAAATATGAGAAACTTGTTGATGTTGTATGTGACCACGATAAATGCATTACACAACTTATAGAGATGAGCGATGGTGATGTCAATTGGTAGATACTGAAACATTACTACGGATATACTTACAGGTGACTAAGAGACCGATTCCAGTTCGTTTAAAGTTTAAGTATCCACCGATGCGTAAAGCACATAATGTAGGGACTTTTGGGTAAAACCCCAAAACCGCGTTCTGACCGCGTAGGTCTCTAAATACCTAAAAAGTATTATGTTAGAAAATCTGGAAGGAAAGTTCGTAATAAAGGACGAGGGTAAGATCCTCGAATACGATAGATGTGGTGACCTTCCCGACGAGTTTGATCACTTGATTGAGTTTGCTCCAGTGTCACCCGAACCTCCTCATACAGAGGAGCAGCATCATGAAATGAGCAAGTATACTCAATACTTACAAGAACTAGTATCAAGGGAGAGAAAGTAATGCCCGCTGTAACAAGAATAGGAGACGCAGATGTAACCCATTGTTCTGGTATGACTAGAGCAGGAGGTTCTTCTAACGTCTTTTGTAATGGTATAGGTATCTCTCGTCAGGGCGATAATAATACAGGACATTTATTACCAGGTTCCCCTTGTCCTGGTCACTCTGCACCAATTGCAACAGGGAGTACAACCGTATTTGTAAATGGCAAAGGATGTGGTAGAGTAGGGGATGGAATATCAGGTTGCACATCAGTTGCAGCAGGATCATCAAACGTTTTTGCAGGAGGTTAATTATGGCAACACAATACAGCATGGGTAAAGTAGGGGTAGAAACAAAACCCAAAAAGACATCACAAGGTAGAGGTAAGCATACAAGGTATGGTGCAACCTCTAGAAACAGAGCAAAGAAGAGGTATCGTGGGCAAGGCAAATAGAATTATAGATGGTAAGAGAAATGCTAACATTCCCGTAGACATGTCTGACGATTTCTACGATAATGGGAATGAATATTGTCGATATCTTATTACTGATCCGCGTTCTGACAAATATTTGGAAAAACGAGTATAAATACATTGATGAAGGTATAGTACGTTCGCAATGTCCTTGATATCAAAATCTTTTAGAGATTTTTCACTAACATTCGAGAAGAATGCAGTGACTAATGATATCTTGTCTCTAAAAAACGAAGCTGCTATCAAAGAATCAGTAAAAAATATAGTTTTATATAATTTTTACGAAAAACCTTTTGATCCGTTCTTCGGTGGCAATATCATTGGTCTATTATTTGAGAATTCTACTTCTGGATTAGAATTAGAGGTCAAAAATAGGATTGAAGAGGCAATAGAGATACATGAACCAAGAGTAACAGGTGTTACTGTCTCTGTAGACTTTGAAGAAGATCGAAATGCATTAAATTGTTCTATTAATTATCTGATAATTGGTCTAAAACCGAAATTTGATGATGTTAGTGTAGTATTTAAACCATAATGGCATTTAATCAAGTCAATGCCCTTGAGTTCAACCAGATCAAGGCACAAATAAAAGAATATTTGAAGGCACAGTCGCAATTTAGTGATTATGACTTCGAGGGATCGTCTCTTACTGTATTAATTGATACATTAGCATACAACACATATTACACCAGTGTAAATGCTAACCTTGCAGTCAATGAGGGGTTCCTAGAAACAGCAGTTTTACGAGAAAACGTTGTAAAACTTGCAAGAATGATTGGTTACACACCTAGTTCTGCAAAATCAGCACGTACCATAGTTGACATTGCTGTACAGACAGCATTCCCTTACCCTAAATCAGTCACAATCGCTGCAGGACTGGTTCTAAACTTTACAGGATTAGATAATAACAACTTTGTATTCTCAGTTCCGACTGATATTTCGCAATCTGTAGATAGTTTGACAGGTATTGCGTCATTTAACAATACAGTTTTGTTTGAGGGATTGTTCTTAACCGATACTTTTGTAAAAGATACTACACAAAGACAGAGATTTATACTTACTAACGAGAGAGTTGACACTACAAGCATGATTGTAGAGGTAACTTCTGGTACAATTACAGAAAAATATTTACAAGCAACCGATATTACTAAGATAGATTCTACATCTAAGGTATTTTTCTTAGAAGAGAGTGAGTATCAGATACCAGAAATCCTATTTGGAGACGGTGTGATAGGTAAATCTCTAGAAAATGGAGATGTTGTAACTGTAAAATATACAACTTCTGCAGGAAGAGGAGCAAATGGTCTAAAAGTTTTTGAAAATATCGGAACTTATCGTGATAATTTGAACAATGCGATAACTTCTGGCATTTCTATCTCTGCAGTTCAGTTCCCAGACGGAGGTGCAGAACCAGAATCTACGGAATCTATCAAATTTAGTGCACCAAAATTCTATTCTGCGTTTGGTAGAGCAGTTTCTACGCGGGATTACGAGGCAATCATACCACAAATCTATCCAAACGTCGCATCTATTGCATGTTATGGTGGAGAAGAAGCGGAACCTCCCGAATTTGGTAAGGTATTTTTAGCAATCAAACCTAAAAATGCAGATAAATTATCACTTTCTGAGAAAAATTCTGTTCTAAAGAAACTCAGAGAGTTTTCTGTTGCTGCAATTCAACCAACAATCATTGATCCGTCCATTCTTTTCATAGATTTAGTGAGTTTTGTGTACTATAACCCCAATAATACACGTAGAGAACCCGCTGAAATTAAGAATTTAGTGATTACTACCCTAACTGCACTTAATGCAAGTGGTGAATTTAACAAGTTTGGTGGTAAATTCAAATATTCTAAGGTTCAAAACATCATTGACGCTGCAGAAAGATCAATTACGTCTAATATTACTCGTGTAACAATGAGAAAGAACGTTACAGTTGATCTAAACACTCGTGTTAACTACAAAATTTGCTATGGTAACAGAATTAACAAGCAAACATCTACAGATCCCGCTGTATTATCAAGCGGATTTAAGATTGTAGGTGATGATGTTAATACTTACTTCTTAAATGACGATGGTACAGGCACATTAAGACTATACTACGTCAAAGGAACTGGTGAGTTTGAGTATATTGATGGATTATGGGGATCTGTGGATTATGATATGGGAGAGATTGTAATTAATGACTTGATAATACAATCTACTAGTGTAGCAAATGATACATTGCAGATAAAAGCTACACCTAAGTCAAATGACTTGGTTTCTCTGCGAGAAACTTATATTACTATGGGTATAGATAACTCAGTAATTACTGTAATAGAAGATACTATCAGTAGTGGTTCAAATCTTTCTGGAACAGGAGTAATTCCAGAATCTAGCTATTAATCCAATATGACAAATAGTTCATGGAGAGTTGGATCGTGGACAACACCCACAACAACGGTCACACAACCACCTGTACCGTCTGAGGTCAGTCCAGAATCCAGATCAAAAATATCGACAAGCATATCAGGGCAATTTCCGCAGTTTATACGGGAAGAGTTTCCTACGTTTATAGATTTTGTCAAAGAATATTATAAATCACAAGAATTAAAGGGATATTGCTTCGATATAATACAGAACTGGTCGGATTATTACAATATTGACAATTATGGCGAATTAGTTACCACTACAACTCTAATTTCTACACTTACAACGTCTTCTACATCGGTTGACGTTGAATCTACTCGTGATTTTCCTGCAGAAGGACTATTATTAATAGATGATGAGATAATTTACTACCAGAGCAAAGGATCTACACTGTTTCAAGACTGTGCACGTGGATTTAACGCTGTAAAAGCAGTTGGATTACGAGAAGACTACAAATTTGAGTCTACAGTCGCTGCAAGTCACGCTCTAGGTGCTGAAGTTGTTAACTTGAACAATATTTTCCCACTTTACATGCTTGGGAAGTTCAAAGAACAGTTCCTAAACACATTTCCGAAGAATTTTGCAGATGGTGTTACAGAAAGCACCGTAATTAAACGTATTAAGGACTTCTACTCGTCAAAAGGCACAAGTAGGTCATTCCAGTTTGTGTTAAGGTCACTTTTTGGCGTAGAGTCGGAAGTATCGTATCCTAGAGAGCGAATATTTAAACCTAGTGATGCATTTTACACTTCTAGAGAAATTATCCGTGCAGTTCCTGTAAAAGGCAACCCAATAGAACTTGTAGGCGAAGTATTGTACCAAGATGCGGATCCAAACGACTCAAATATCGGATTTGCGAGAATTTACGTCAAAGGAGTCGTAGAAGTCTTTACAGAGAACGGAACAATCTACGAAATTGACGTAGACACCAATAATTCACTCGGAACCTTTGCAACTCCGTATAAAACAACTCTAGCACAAGATTTAGGTGCTAATTTGACCGATACTGTTGTTACAGTTGACTCTACACTAGGATGGCCTGAAACAAACGGTAAATTTAGGATAGAAGACGAAATAATCAGTTATACCGATAAAACAGTTACACAATTCCTTGGTTGCAACCGTGCAAGAGAGAATTCAAGCAATGTAGCACATGATGCGGGTCAAGACGTCATTGCTGCGTTTAGAATCTACGGTAATTCCAATGTAGACGGTTCTGAGATACAATTAAAGATATTTGGTGGCACTAGAGGTGTAATACTCAATAATGGTGGAAGATACTACTTACCAGACTCAAAAGTCACTACTCCTGCTGCACCAGGTTTTGATAGCATAGATCCTATATGGGATAGTTTTATATACAACGTACGACGTGCTCTCAGAGGCGTCTCAGCGACGCTAGAAGCACCCGCAAGCGATGGATCAGTTAGATGTACCGTAATCACTAAAGAGAAGCATAGATTGGTCAGAAATGACACTGTTAGAATATTAAATGCTCCAGAAGACATTTACAACAATAATCACACTGTTGTAGGTATTGTTGATGAGTTTACGTTTGAGTTTGTATTCTCATCATCTCCTGCACAAGGTATTAGTGGATTTGAGTTCTTTATTGCCAGAGAATTTGCATTTGGTACTAGTGACGACAATTCTATCAATATTGCTATAAAAGACACTACTGGTGATGTACAGAACACATATCAGTCTGATACTCATGCAATAGTCGCTAGTACAGGTGTACCAACACATAAAGTAGGACCTTTTGCTCCTACAGACCTAGATCCTGGCAATCAGAGGTATTTAAAACGTATTCCTCTAAAACCAAGTATTAAATCATCAAAAACACCAACTCCTGTTGGTCAAGTTGGTATTGGTACTAATGGTGTCCCATTATTCTCATTTAAGTCTGAAACTAAGAAAAAGTATGGTGGATTGAAGAATATTGAAAGAATTGACGGTGGAAGCGGATATGATATTACAAACCCTCCTACTGTAGAGTTTGAGGCAGAATATAAACTTAGCACAACATATGCGTCTGGAACTAGAGTAACATATCAGGGAAGAAGGTATAAGGCACTTAATCCTGCTAAATCTTCCGCAACACTGTATCCATTACACACTGCAGGAATACAAACTGTAGGATTGATTGATTGGGAGTATGAAGGACAGAGTGCAGAAGCTGCGGTTGTCATTACAGGTTCCGTAACTGCAATCAACGTTACGAGTGGAGGTGCGGGATATAAGACGCAACCAATCGTTTCTATTGTAGGTGGAGGAGCGATAAGCGGAAATCAGGCGTATGCTACCGCACAAATTACGGATGGTACCGTAACAGGTATTACTATTGTAAACGGTGGTGCGGGATATACAAGTATTCCTACCATAACAATATCAGGAGGAGGCGGAGTTGGTGCTACTGCAGTAGCAGTTTGTCGAGGTCCTGTAGAAACTATTAACATAACAAACGCAGGATCGCAGTATACATACGAACCAACCATCAATCTAATAAGTGGAAGCGGAGCTGTTGCGTATCCATCAATACTGAATGGAAAGATAGAGAGTATAATCGTAACATTCGGTGGTAGTGCATACTTCGGTCCTCCAGACGTTATCATTACTGGTGACGGTGTAGGTGCAACTGCGTTTGCTACTGTTGACCTAACCACAAACATCGTTACAGGTATTACTGTATCAAGTAAAGGTATTGGGTATACTGCGGGTGCTACAAGAGTTGACATCGTATATCCTGGCTCAGGTGCACGATTCCAAACTAGATTGACGGAACTATCCGTAAACGAAGCAGCAACAGGATTAGAACTAGGTAGTAGTACATTTGTATCACCTAAGACTACGGACGTTTTTGGTGGTGCGTGTTTCCAAGGAGAGAACTTCTTGATCTACGGAGGAGAGTATGGATACTTATATAATCCTAAGCAACTAAGATTCTTACTTAAAGATAGTATTGGTTTAGATAATAACGGAACTTTACAGGAATTACCTCCTACAGTGCACTCACCTATTATTGGTTGGGCGTATGACGGACATCCGATATACGGACCTTACGGATTTGTAGATCCTGAGAATAGTGCACCATTTAATGAGTACAAACGTATTAGAAGTAGTTACAGAGTAAAGACTACCAGAGATGCCCTTCTAAGCGGTCTCAGTGACCCTCTAGGCACTTATCTTGAGGATTATGAATATGTGGAAGGTCTAGGCGACTTAGACCGTTATAATGGTAGATTCTGCGTTACTCCAGAATATCCAAATGGAGTCTATGCGTATTTTACAACTATTACAGGTACAACTGGTAATCCCGCATTCCCATACTTTATTGGATCAGAGTTTTATGGTGAAGCGGATCAAGTGAACTGGGATGGTAATGGATTGCAGAAAAACTTTACAGAAGATGCAATACGTTACAGAGCACCATTTATCGGTGTAGACAATATTGTTGCAAGAAGAAAAGTATTAGACAACAAGATTGACTTCTTCCTTGCACTAGAAGATAGTACAACTCTTATTGTCATGGAGACTGGTGAGACGTTGACATATATTGAGGATGGTATTGGATACTTCAGTTACTATCCGTTTATTAGAGGTGGTTCTGCGGACTCTCTAGTTGTTTCATCTACAAACAAGTTTTCATCCGCAAATATTGATCAATACCTTGTAGAGGGTGGCGGTAAAGGATATAAGGTAAATGACCGATTGCAGTTTGACAATACAGGAACTGGCGGAGAAGGTGTTAGTGCTGTCGTAGCACAAGTAGAAGGAACAACTGTAAGTAGTCTTGCTAGTGTGTACGCTTCAGTATCTGTAGAAGGTTTAGACTTATACTACGGAGTTGTCACTACTGCTGAGGCACATTTACTACAAGCGGGAGATATTATTAATATATCCACAACTGATAATTCCAATACTAGATCTTTAACAAGTAAAGTTATCAATGGTAACTATCACTTCAAATACTTTAATCTAGTAAGTATGAAGTTGTTAGACCCATACGCAACCACTTCTTCATATACTACTGGAGATCTAGTACATGTTGCAAATAGAGTGTATAGAGCAGTGCATCCTGCAGGAACATCTGGAACGAATGCACCTACACATACATCAGGAGTAGCATCTGACGGAGCAATGCAATGGGAGTTTATAAGAATACGTACAGATGGTAACTTATATCAAAATGGGTGGACTACAAACTCAGGAGGATCTAATTACCTAGACGGAACTTACTCAAACGTTCCATTAGTATCATCAACAGGAGATGGTAAGGATGCTAAAGCAACTATAGTTATTGGTAGTGGTGCTGTTCAAGCAATTACAATTACAGACTTTGGATTTGGGTATGATGTTGGAGATCAGATTAGTGTTGACAATCTTAACGTAGGAAACAACCCAAGTGGTGCAGGATTCCTCATCACATTGACACAAGTTGTAAGAGAGGTAGAGTGTAAGACAAATAATGCTCATCAACTAGGTGTAGGATCTCTAGTCAATATCTCAGGTGTCTCACCTGTGTCTTATAATAAGGCAAATTACATCGTAGATAGGATAGACTCACTCAATAGGTTTATTGTCAAGAGAAACTTTGCTTCTACCACTTCAGCAAATGTTACAACAGGTAATGGTGGCAATCCTGCAGACGTTTACGTCAAAGAACCAAATCTATCAGTAATAGATGGTCACTCATATGTGTTTGACACATCTGATGCAAGTAATACTGGTAAAGTATTGTCATTTACACTTGATCCTGCAAATACAGACATCTTTACTTACAAAAACATTATTGAAGAGTCTAGAGACCCTATAACTAACGAACAAAATTCAATTACAACAAAAATAACAGAATTACCTGGCATTTTCTACTATCACGATGTAAAACATCAAATTACTGCACCAAACGCATTTACAGTTTCAGTTCAACCTAAAACAACAGATCATCCTCTATTCGGTCAAGGATCTGGTAACGGATATTGGATGACAGGCGATAAGTATGGTTCTCTTGAGCAATCTCCATCAATCACAATGTCTCGTGGATTGACTTATACATTTGATCAAAGTAATGTATCAAATGCTACACATGCTATCTACTTCTCTGAGAGTGAGGACGCATATGGTGGTGTTCTTAGGTATGAGGTAGGAGTTGTTTACAGAATTAACGGAGATGTGGTTTCTTGGGATGATTATAATTCTAATTTTGCAAGTGCGACTACTAGAAGCGTTTCTATTACACCTTCAGTCACTTCTCCTGACACATTACACTATGTTTGTCAAAACCACGCTTATATGGGTAACGCAATCACAATTAAGAGTGATGTAACCAATAGTAGGTATTTTACAATCATCAATGACCCAATATTAGGGACACATACAGTTATATCGAAAACTGACACTTCATTTACCTATAAACTTGCTGCAGCACCCGAAACTGGTTATAGTGTCGGATTAACTTACTCTACAAACTCAGTATACCCAACTGGAGGTATTGCAACCATAACAATTGGTGATAGTGGAAGAAACTACCAATCATTACCTAAATTAAGCGGTTCTACTAGATCTGGATCAGGTGCTACTGCCATAGCGACTATTTCTGGTGGATTATCTAATGTATCAATAACAAACAATGGATCTGGATATAATCCTGCAGCATTGCCCACTTGTGTTGTTACAATGCCTGATTTTGTAGATGTGACTCTAGAAAACGTATTAGGTAACTTCTTACCAGACGAAATCATCATTGGTAAGGCAATCCAAGATAATAACACTGCTAGAGGTAAAGTTATTAACTGGAACCCAATTACATCAGTATTAAGACTACAACCATTACAGAACACTAGAACAGGTGCGGGTCAGAAAGGATATATCATGTTTAATGCGGGTAAGACATACAATATAAACCCATCACAAATTGACGCAGTAGGATACGATGATCAGTTTGAGTTTCCAGTCCATGATGCAAAAACAGGAGATCCAGTCAAATATGTCTCAGCTGAGACTAACCCAATCAGTAATATGGTTGTTGGAGAAACTTACTATGTAATCAACATAGGTGATGCAGGACGTGTGAAGTTAGCACTTACACCACAGTTAGCAGAGGTGGGTACGGCAATCACCATAACCAATTCTGGAACTGGCACACAGTCATTTAATATTCGTTCTTTAGTTTACACAGGTGGAAACTCTGTAGCAACTATCGAGAGTATAAGTGGATCACAGGCAACAGTCGCTGCAGCAGTATCTGGTGCGGGTAAAGTATCAGAGGTTAATGTTACAGGTGCAGGAACAAACTATAGAGCTGCTCCTCAGATATTGTTTGATGACCCATACTACGGTATAATCTCAACTGTCTCAGTTAAGACTCAATCTTCAACAAACTACGGATCATCTCAAACATATACAGGTGTTCAACAAAAATCAATAGCAGGAACTAGTGCTAGTGGTGCAGTATTCACTGTGGTAACTGATGGTAACGGAACTATTGAGTCTGTAACAGTAACAGATGGTGGCACATCATATAATATTGCTGACGAAATTACAATCTCTGGTGCTGACCTAGGTGGATCCGATGGAGCAGACGACGCAGTTCTAAAACCTGCAACAATGACATTTACAGATGTAGCAACAACAGAAACATTGTTAGATGCATCAATAGACTCTGTTACTGTTACTAACCAAGGATCTGGTTATCTCTCTGCACCTAATATTACAGCACAAGGTGGTAATGGTATCAATGCATCATTGAATGCACTAATATTGAATGAAGGTGTAGTATCAATCAACATATTGGCAGCAGGACAACAATATCAAAGTCCTCCAATTATTAATATTGAACAAAGACTTGGAACTGGTGCATCTATACTTCTCAAATCATCAAATATGGGAGAGATACTTAAGATTGGTGGTGAAAACATTACATTTAACTATAGTCACGATAGAACACTTAAACCTAAGTTAAACACAACTTATAATTTACAATTAATCAGAACTCAGATCATTGATTACCTTGATGTGGTAAATGGTGGTGCAAACTTTGTATCTACACCTGAGATTATACTAGAGGGTGGTCAAGGTTCATTATTTGACTTAAAACCAATAGTCCAAAACGAAATTATACAGGCAGTTAATGTAGAAAATGCGGGTAGAGGATTTACGTCATCACCAACGGTAAGAGCAAAGGTTAGTCACACATTTGTAGCATTACAGTCAAACAGTACAATAAACTTCCCATATAATGCAAAAATACCAACAGGAACAAAAGTAACACTTGTAGAGACATCAGGATTACTTCCTTCACCATTACAGACAGAAACAACTTACTTTGCTGTTGCAGCAACAACTGCTAATGGTTTAGCAGATAGTCAGATAAAACTAGCAACTAGTCTTGCCAATGCTAACACTGAGACTACAATAACATTTACAAGTGCTCCTATAGGTGATCCTGTAACTGGTCAAACATACTTTACAGTTGAGACAACAGACTTAGGTGACAATATTATTGCATATACCAAACCCGCTACTTTTGCTATCGGAGAAAGGATATATCAAGGTGCATCTACTACATCCTTTACTGCATTTGGATTTATCAAGGATTGGGACGCATCTGGTCGTGTTGTTAGTGTAGAACTTGTAGAAGGTGACTTTGTAGTAGGTCAACCTGTATTTGGTGAAGAATCAGCAGCGTTTGGTCAAATACATGCGTTTGATAGAGCAGATGCAGAATTTGTCGTTTCACCTATTAGTACATCTGCAGCAAACTGGGAGAAGACCACTGGATTCCTAGATCTTAACGAACAACGTGTATATGACAGTAATAGGTTCCAAGAATTCTCTTATGATATATCATCACCTATAAACATCACAGATTGGAAGAATCCACTCAAGTTTGCAGCACACCCTGCAGGATTTAAAGTTGTTGGTACACAAGTATTGACACAATCAGTCAAGAAAGACTTTAGACCTAGATCTACACTTAACTTAAACCCAAGTAACACATTTGACTGGTGGGTGCCAAATACAAACAGTATTGGAACTACTTTCAATGGCACGACATTTATAACACCAAAACCATCTGCTAAAGCAACTGGTAAGTTATCACAGATTAATAACTTTGCTTTATCAAAACCAGATTATAGTGCATTGGTTCCTACAGAGGTTTCTATCTACGGAAAACAGTTATTAGACGTTCAGAAGATCTTATCTTGTATCTCATATAAGATTGATGATATTAGTGATAGAACTTTAACATTTGATGGATCTAGCACTGCTGTTGTAGATGGTGTAGATGACAAAATCACAATCACTAATCATGGACTTGTAGAAGGACAACAGGTAACTTATTTCTCTGGTGGAGATAGATTCTTAGATGCTAGAGATNTAATTGTAAACAATATTGATTATATTGTAGAAGANACTATTGGATTCCTAAATGCACAATATCCAACATTACAGTATGGTCAGGCAAAATGTGCTAGAGATACTAGACTTGTAGTTGCTGCATGGACTAATGATCTTAAGTATGGTGGTAATTACTTTAGTATAGATGCTGCACAGTCATACACAGATGGAACTGGTGTACAACACGTAGCTGGTGAAGAAACAGAGACAATATATGCATTTAACAAGGCAAGAGATTTATGTCTACTAGCAGTTACAAATGATCTTCCAGTAGGCACATATACAAACATAGTGCCACAGACAGACTTAAGTATTACAAACGATTCTGGCGGTTGTGCAGATGTCAAGAGTGCAATTACTGTATTTGCAGGAATAGTTACAGGTGCTATATCAAATCCAACTGCTGCGTTACCATCATTAGATATTGGTAACTATCCTAACAATAGATCTGGAACTCCTATTGGTGGACTTACAAACGCTGCAAAATATTACGTTAAGATTGTAGATGCTAATACAATAAGACTATCATTGACAGAGGGTGGTGCTGACATCAACCTTACATCTCAAGGATCAGGTGTAGGACACTCATTGAGATGTTTTATAGATGGTATCAATGACTCATTTAAGTTAAGAGTCAATGGTGTTGATCTTAATACTCAAATTGGTAAAACTGCATCTAACACACAACTATTATTATCTGTAAATGGATTGATTGCAAACCCTGCAACATATACACTGTCAAATAACATTGTAACATTTATCACACCTCCATTAGCAGAGACTAGAGTTATTGCAATGTATTTTGATCGTGCAGATTATACTACTTCGTTTGTACTAGATCAGATTGGTGATGAGATAAAATCCTTTGATGTTGCAAATGGTCTTACACCTGGCTCAGGTTATAGTGATGGTACATACACTGCAGTACCACTTAAGAATAGATTAGGTTCTGGTATCGGTGCAACTGCTGACATCACAGTTACAAATGGTGCAGTATCAAATGTTACATTAGTCTCTGCGGGTAATGGATACACTGATACAGATGTACTAGGTATATCTGATCCTCGTGTTGGAGAGCAACTAGTCAAGCATTTCCTTCCTACAAATGGAACATATGCTCCTACATCTGGTGAGATGGTATTGACCATAGGATCTGGTCATGGTTTATCTGCACCTACAACACATACACCTTCAGATGCAACATACGATCCTAATACTGGTTTGATGGTGGTAACTATTAACAACCACGGACGTGTCAATGGTGATTTTGTTAAGTTTGCAGATGGTTCATTGACATTTAGTTGTAATTACGGTGGTGGAGGTAATGAATCATATCCTCGTTCTACAGACTATGCATCAGATAGATGGTTAGAAGCATTTGATTGCACTACTAATACATTTACAGTACAAGTTCTTGATAGTATTCCTTCTACTGATCTAAGTCCACATGTATTCATATCGGCAGCATCAAATGGCGTTAAGTTTGCAATATCTACAGTAAGGATTGCTAATGAGTCATTGAGATTTAGTTGCAACTATGGTAGTGGTGGTACAGCAGCATATCCACGTGCTACTGACCCAATCGGTACACAAGGTAAGATGAAAGATGTACCAGTTGAGGCGGTAACAAGCACTACGATTACAGTCAATGCATTAAACGGAACATCACCTACAAACACTGACACACACGCATGGCAAGGATTGTCAACATACCAATTCCAACCATCAGATATTACTTACACACCTAGCACAGGTGAAATGGTCTTGACAGTAACTGGTCATCCATTAATCAAAGGTGACAGAATATTCTTTGCTAATAACTCATTAACATTTACATGTGGTCTAGACAACAATGCTACACAGCACACATATCCTAGAGTTGGAGATCCATCAGAAGGTGCATGGCATACTATTGACGCTGTAACTGCAGATACATTTACAGTCAACGTAGGTGTATCATCTGATACATCAACACATACATTTGTGAGTGCCACTTCTACAGCTGTCACACGAGCAGTTGTCAGTTATGGTGTATATAAGTATAGCAAAGTTGCAGATGCAGGAAATCTACTTAGACTCAATCAAGAATTTATTGCTACAACTGCATATGGTAGAATGCAAGCAGACAACCCATCATTCTCTGGCATCTACAAGACCAAATGTATTCGTGATACAAAATTACTAATAGATGCAGTTGCAGATAACGTAGAATTTGGTGGAAACGATGCAACATATGATGCTGCTAATTTCTATGTTGGAACTGTTCATCTAGATGGTGAAGAAGGTGAGTCTGTACAGGTATTCAATCATGCTAGAGATATTTGTCGTCAGGTTATGCGTAACCTTACAGTTACTACAAATGGTGACACTGTTGGTACACAAATCAAAGACAATACAATTAGTAATGACTCTGGTAGCACAACATACTCTGAGGCATGCTGTGTCGATACTGCATCAACAATATCTACATTATGGGCGATTGTAACTCAGGCAGTAGGAACTGGTGCTCACACATTCGTAAGTTCCACATCTAATAACATCACAGTTACTGGTGGTGGTAGCGGACCTTTCACTGCTGTTGCTCCAACAACATACGACAATACTACAGGTCTCATGGAGATGACGATTGGATCTCACTCACTTACAACAAGTGATACAGTGACAATCTCTGCCAACTCAATGACATTCACATGTGCCAATGATAACAATGCAACGAACCATACTTACCCACGAACAAGCGATCCTGCATATAATACAGCAGTTGCTATTACTGCGGTTACAGCGACAACAATCACAGTAAATGTTGGAACTAATAGTGGTAACTTAAATGGTATTACCAGAACAGCGTCAGTACAACCATTCTTCCAGATAAACGTTGGTGATGTAACATTTGATGGTAGTGATACTACATTTACCACACTGTCTGGTGGATCAACACAAGTATTGCCCGCAAATGATAACTTCTTAATTTTCTTGAACAGCACCTTACAGATTAAGGGTAGTTCTAAGGCATACAATTACACAGGTAGTACAATTACATTTACTGAGGCACCTCTAGCGGGTATGGACTTCTATGGATTCTACTTTGGTAAATTAACACAGTTAGATGCTATTGAACCATTCTTTGATAATAAGAAAAAGACATTTACCATGAAAGAGAATACTGAACCATTCTCATTAGAAAGTGATAACGCTGCTGTACAAGCACAAAACAACTTACTCATATTCTTAAATGGTGTATATCAAGAACCTGGCGTTGCATATACATTGACAGGATCTATCATTGAGTTTAGCGAAGCACCTAGAGCAGGATCTGATTGTATTCTATTCATCTACACAGGTAGTCCAAACGATATATTGATAAGCAATACATTCAACTCTATAGATCCTGGCGACAGAGTTAAGATCTCTAGTGAGGGTTCAGATCGTTTAGTTGCTACTGTATCAAGTTCTACTACTATTGACAGTTACGAGTATACAGGTCTAAAACCAAGCACTGCAGAATTTACAGCAGTCGTTACTGGCGGACAAGTAACACAGGTCAATATAACAAATGTAGGATCTAACTATGAGGTTCCACCTATCCTATTATTCCAAGGTGGAGGTGGAGATGGTGCGTCTGCTGAGACTACTATTGAGACTGGAAGTGGTAAGGTTTTATCAGTTATAAATCTAAAGGGTGGAGCTGGATATACCAGTGCACCGACTGTTATTGCTGTGCATCCTCTAGCACTAGAAAGAAGACAAAGAGATAGAATTTTATCCAACTCACTGTCACTTGGTATAACATATTTGACATCCACATTATCATCTAGTGGAACTACATTAAATCTAAAAAATGTATACTTTAATTCTACACAGAAAAATGGATTCCCTGACGAAGGTGAGGTATTAGTTCCATTCTACAATACTGTTGAACAAGTTTGGTCATGTGAAAGAATATTGTATGCATCTAAAAACACTTCATCAAATACATTAACAGTCGCTACAAATGGTAGAGGACATGAAGGAACTACAGCATCAGTTCATACAGTATTGACTGGTACATATAATTCGTCAGGAACCACATGTACAGTTTCTACATCATCTAACCACAATTTCACTACAGGTCAGAGAGTAGTCTTAGACTTTGATATTGGATCTGGTAGTGGTGATGGAATCAACGGAACTTACACAGTTACCGTTACTGGAAGCAATACATTTACTGTAGAGTTTCCATTCTCGCGGACAACAAGCGGAAACACCAGTGTTTGCCCAGAAGTTCGTCTGAGATCATTATAAATAACCAATAAAGCTTATATTGCGATGGCATTAGTTACAGACAATTTTAGAATATACGCTGCTGAAAGCTTTAGAGATACCTTGCAGACCACCAATAAGGTGTATATGTTTGTCGGTAGAGCAAAGACTTGGGGTAGTACAGATGTACCACCTACAGGAGAACCTCTTGATAGTTTCGAGTATGCGAGAACTTCTTATGGTGACTCCGTTGCATTTAAGCGTGTTGACATATCCGATACTGCTCTGGTAATACCAAGAGTTGACTGGATAGATCCTGCAAAAACAACTGGTGGAGTAGGACGTACATACTCAATGTATAAACCTGATTATGCACCAACAAAGACTACTGCAAACGGTTCTTCTAGACTGTATGACAGTAACTTCTATGTTATGAACTCAGACTTTAATGTCTACAAGTGTCTATACAATGGTCAAAACCCTGACTTCCCAAGAGGACGCCCCTCATTGGTAGAACCTACAGGAACATCGACAACTATTATTGAGACATCAGATTCACCTGGCGTATATTCCTATCGTTGGAAATATCTTTATACTATTGATGCTGATAATATTCTAAAGTTTGTTACTACAGAATTTATTCCTGTATTGTCAAACTCACTTGTAAAATCTGCAGCAAACTCAGGATCTGTTGATACTGTTGTTATTGAGAATGCAGGATCTGGTTATAACAATGGAACATTCACTAACGTTCCTATTCGTGGTGATTATAATATTAACGGTGGAACTCAAGCACTATGTACAGTGATTGTAGTATCTGGTTCTGTATCATCCGTCACAATAACTCAAGCGGGTTCTGGATATAGTTTTGCATCTATTGATGTAAGTCTTATTCCTAACATTGGTAATGGAACTAACGCTAATCTTGACGTTGTTCTTCCCCCTAACGGTGGACATGGTTTTGATTCTGTAAGAGAATTAGGTGCATATCGTCTTATGTTTGCTAGTAAGTTAGAAACTACTAGTGCATTTGTTGACTTCCCTAATGACTTGACTTACAGGAGAGTTGGTCTTGTATTAAATCCTACTGATTATAACACAACAACTGTTTGTAGTCAGAATACTAGATCTGCGGTGAAGGCATTGATATTCCCACAATCAGGTGCAGGAACACCTAGTGGAACATTTGTAGCTGGTGAGACTATCACTCAAGCAACAACTAATGCAAAAGGATTAGTTGTATCATATGATACAATAACTAAAGTCTTAAAATACTATCAGGATGAGACTGATGGTACTGTCAATGGTGACGTAATTCCGTTCTCTGGTTCTAATCAGATTACTGGATCTACAAACTCTTATACTGCAACTCCAGACAGTACATTTGGAACTTCATCAGTTCCGTTGACACAGATAACTATTGGTGTATCTGTTTACGAGTTAGGTTTATCATTTGTTCAAGGTTATGCCAACGAAGAAATTGAACTAAACTCAGGTGAAATATTATACCTAGATAATAGGATCCCGATCACTCGTTCGGCAGACCAAAACGAAGAGCTAAAAGTAGTAATTGAATTCTAAATGGCACAGAATACAAACCTCAACATAGCTCCTTACTTCGATGATTTCGACAAAAGCAAGGGGTTCTTAAAGGTTCTTTTTAAGCCTGGTTTCCCAGTCCAAGCAAGAGAACTTACAACACTGCAAACTTTATTGCAAGATCAGATAGACACGTTCGGTCAAGGTGTCTATAAAGAAGGTTCTATGGTGGTGCCTGGCGGTATTACTCTGAACAAGGATGTGCCATGTATCTTGATTCAGAACAATTACCTCAACCTAGACGTAGAGAATTATAGAACTGCATTAGATGGACAGATTATTAAAGGATCTACCTCTGGTGTTCGTGCCCGTATTCTATTTTCTATTAGTTCTAATACATCATCTAAAAGTCAGATAACATTTTATCTTAACTACTTACAAAAAGCGGAAGATAACATTACTAGCACATTTACAGATGGAGAAACATTTGTTTGTGAGACTGATATAACATACGCATCGACAACTATCGCTTCTGGTACACCTTTAGCACAGTTGCTTAACTCATCCTCTACATCAAGAGGATCTACTGCTAGTGTAGGTGCAGGAGTATTCTTCACAAGAGGATATTTTGTTAATGTTGCAGCACAGACAGTTATACTAGATCAGTATGGCACAGAACCATCATATAAAGTAGGATTAAAAGTAGAAGAGAGAATCATAACTGCTGATGAAGACGCAAGTTTATATGATAATGCTATTGGTAGCACAAACTTCTCAGCACCTGGTGCAGATAGATTTAAAATTACTCTTACCTTAGTTAAGAAATTAACAACAGCACCTAACTCTGCTGACTTTATAGAATTACTAAGGACTGACACTGGTAAGATTGAGAAGAAAGTAGAACGTAGTGATCTAGGTTTTATCAATGACATTCTTGCTACTAGAACAAAAGAGGAATCTGGTAATTACTATGTTAAGAAATTTAAGATAGATGCTAGAGAAAATCTAAATGATGGATTTAATAATGGTATATACGAAGCAACAGATCTAACATCTAGTGATGCAACTCCTTCTGAGGACAAGATATCATTACAATTATCCTCTGGTTGTGCATATGTACAAGGTTATAGAACAGAGAGATTATCTACAACGTATAAAGATGTAGATAAACCAAGAAGTTTTACTACTGAAGCAAACAAAACACTGACATCAGACTTTGGTAACTTTGTCTTTATGACAAATTTACATGAAGCACCTAGATTATATGAGACAATAAATTTACAAAATCTAGAGACATCAACACCTGGCACAGCAGCAGGGCAAACAATTGGTAGGTCAAGAGTTGTTAACTTTGCATTTGAGTCTGGTAACATTGCAGGAGATTCTTCTACAGTATATCGTGCAAACTTTATTGATACACAGTTTTATACAGAAATAACCACTGGATCTACTAGTGGTAGTCAAGGAGACCTAGTTGTAGGTGCTACTAGTGGTGCTACAGGATTCCTTGCTGCAGCAGTATCATCAAGCACTACAACATTTTTATATGGTGTTACTGGTACATTTGTATCAGGAGAAGTTCTTAAGAAAAACAATGCGTCAGGTGCAACTTATGGAACTATTAGTGCGATAAGAACATTTGGATTTGGTGATGTAAAACAATATCATTTTGCAACTGGTGGTGGAACTGCTGATGCAGTATTAGATGTTAAGGTAGCATTGCCTGGCTCAGGTCCTATTCTTAGTTCTGTATCAGGAACTGGTACAAGTGCTACAGGAACAATCTCATCTACACTGTCTAACTTTAGGTCTCAATTGAGAATAGGAGACGTTGTAGAGTTCTCAAACAATAACTTAGCACATAGAGCAAAGGTTGTAACTGTAGATGATAACTTTACATTTACTATTCAATCGTTAACATCAAATAACATTGCTAATGGTGCACTTACAAGTCCTGTTGTTAGAACAAGACCAGAATTAAAAGAAGCAAATAAGAAACAACTATTGACTCCTTTAGGATATTCTGCTGTTAAAAATACTAATAATAACAATACAATCAATCCATCAGGACGTTTTAGAGTAAGTGTTACTGGTATCAGTGTTAGTGGTGGTAATGCTACTGCTACTGCAGGATCTGGTTTAAAATGGATCAATGGAGCAAATAACGATGACTTCTTAGTTATTGTTACTGCAGGATCAGGTGCGGGCGATATCATGTCTGCTAACAATGGATTTACAATTAATGGTGATACAACAAATACAGAAGACTTAGCACTACAAGGTCTAAGTGGTGTAACTTCTATTGATGTTATTGGAACTGTATCAAGTGCAGATAGATCTGGTAAGGCAAAAACTACACAAAGAATGAAAGTTCTAGAGATAAATGATTCTCTAGGATCAGCAAATGGTTTAAACCAAGTAACTGGTGGATTTGGAACTAGGGTTGAAGATAGTTCTATATCTCTAGGTTGTGCTGATGTAATTAAAATTAAGGCAATATATGAGTCTACAGATTCTAACTCTGCTGTCATACCTAACTTACAATACACAAACTTACTAGGAAGTCTTGCAATAGACGATGTGATTCAAGGTGATTCATCTGGATCTAGAGCGAGAATAGTATCTACAACTGGTAATGTGATTTACTTCATTCCTGTAGAGGACGATAAGTTTACAGATGGTGAGACAATCACTGCACCTAATGCAACATTGAAAATTGTAACTGGTGGACTACAACCAGGTTCTACTGATATCACAGATACATTTGATCTTGATAATGGTCAGAGAGATCAGTTCTATGATTATTCTAGACTTGTTAGAAAAGCAGGATTTGCAGAACCAACTCATAAAATCCTTGTTATCTTTGATAGATTCTTTACATCAAACGGATCTAACCCATATACAGTTGATTCTTACTCTGAGGCAGACTACAAAATTATTCCACAATACGAGGGAACTCAACTTAGAGATGTAATTGATTTCCGTCCTATTGTACCAGAACAGTTTGGAGGAAGTGGATCACAAGCATCTCCATACACACTAACTGCTACAAAATATTTTGACTTTAATAATAGAGCATTTACAAATAATGAGGTAGGATTACCTGGCATTAGTGATACAACAACACTAAGCATACAATATTATCTACCACGTGTTGATAAATTATTCCTCAGTAGAGACAGTGTATTCTCTATAGTAAAAGGTGCACCTAATACTAGACCACAACCACCAGAGGACATAGAAGATGCAATGCTTCTTGCAACAGTATCTTATGCTCCATATGTGTTTAATGTTGAGGAAGATGTCACTATTGTAGAGACAAACTTTAAGAGATATACCTTTAGAGATATACAGGTATTAGAAGATAGAATTAAAACACTTGAATTCTATACACAGTTGTCACTATTAGAAAGTGAGACTGCAAATATGGAGATTAGAGACTCTAGTGGTCTTAGTAGATTTAAGAATGGTTTTATTGTAGATAACTTTGCATCTCTTTCTACTGCAGATACATTACATCCTGATTATAGAGTATCAACTGACTTTGAAAGAGGACAAATGCGTCCTGCACACTATACAACTCAGGTTCCTCTACAATACAGCACATCGTCACAAAACGTGCAACAAACTGATGATATTATTACATTACCTTATACATCATCTGTTCTGATTGACCAACCATATGCATCTGCTGTTGAGAATGTAAACCCATTTAACGTATTCACATATACTGGTGATCTAGAGTTATATCCAGAGTCTGACAACTGGGTAGATACAAAATCTCTTAATCCTATCCAAGGTCCTGTCGTAGAAGGTAACTTCTTAACTACAGTTAGAGAATACAATGCAGACCAGAATGGATTCTCTCCTATACACTGGAACTCATGGAAAACAACATGGACAGGAACTGATGTAAACAGACAAGTTGGTTCATGGCGTGGTGGAGGAAAAGGTAGAGTAAGACGTCGTAGAACTATTACAACTACAACTACAACAACTACAAAACAAGCAAGAACTGGTGTAAGATACAGAGTCACTCCTGTTATCGAACAACAATCACTTGGTAGTAAAGTTGTATCAGTAGAGCATATCCAGTTTATGCGTTCTAGAAACATAGAGTTTGTATGTCAGAAACTTAAACCAAGAACAAAATTCTTTGCATTCTTTGATGGTATTGCAATACCTAAGAAACTTATTACACCAAAAATTATTGGTCTAGTAAAAGATCCAAGCACAGATGCACAAACAAATAACATTCCGTTCCAAATAGGTGAGACAGTTTATGTTAAAAAAGGTAATGGTAAATTCAGATTTAAGGCAAGAGTATCAGCTCCTAACGAGAATATTGCAATCAATCCTCTTGATGGGACTGATATCAGCACAACAACCGACTACACCTCAAACCTAACATTTATTAATATTGATACCAAGTCACTTGCAGATCAAGTTAAAGGTAGTTACTATGGTTCTCCTAAGTTAAATGATTACTTAGTTGGAGAGACTAGTGGTGCAGTTGCAAAAGTTTCTAGCAAAGATCTAGTTACAGATAAGAAAGGTAATCTTCGTGGTTCATTCTTCATTGATGCACCTAACGTAGCTGGTAACCTTAAGTTCAAGACTGGTACAAAACTGTTTAGACTTAGTGACACATCAAATGACAGTAGAGTTGTTGGTGTATCAGATTCTAGTGGTGAAGCAGAATTTAGTTCATCAGGTATTTTACAGACTACACAAGAGACTATTATATCTGTAAGAAATGCAAGAGTTACATCTGAGGATCAGTTTGATTCTAGAACATTGGTTAGTGTCACAGAAACATCTAGAGATGAGACTAGATGGTGTGACCCACTAGCACAGACATTCTTAATTGAGGATTCTACCCTAGAAGGTGGTGTATTCTTAACTAAGATTGACTTATTCTTCTTTACTAAGGATGAAGAGATTCCTGTTGCAGTAGATATTAGAACTGTAGAAAACGGTAATCCAACACAAACCATATTACCATTCTCTAAGGTTGTAAAACAGGCAGAAGATGTATTTACATCTACAGATGCTTCTAAACCAACTACGTTTACATTCAAAGCACCTGTATTCATACCATACAGAACAGAACATGCNATGGTGGTAACTTCTGACTCAAACCAGTATAAGGTATTCATCTCATTACTAGGTAATGATGCTATTGATGC